AACGCGACCTGCTGAATTTGCAGGAAGCCATGTCCATCGGTGACTTCCCGAATCTCTTCGGCGATGTGATCGACCGCGCGGTGCTAGCCAACTATATCGAGACGCCATACACCTGGAACATGATCGCGCATGAGGCCGAGGTGAACGATTTCCGGCCCGTGAAGCGTTTCCGCGTGGATGGCGGCACCGGGTTGCTCGGTCCGACTGATCCGACGCTGACGGCCTTCGGCGGGTTGGTGCCGCTCGAGCGTGGCGCCAATTATCCCGAAGATTTTCTGACCGTTCCGGTGCCCTATACCTACGAGCTTTTCAAGCGCGGCAAGCGCATGCCGTTTTTTTGGGAAACCTTCGTCAATGATGATCTGCAGGCCATCAAGGATACGCCGGCCAGGTTCGGCCGCGGCGCGCGGCGTGAAGAGGAATACTTCTGCACGGCGCTATTTGCCAACAATACCGGCGGCGCAACGCCCTTTTTCAGCGCCGCCAACAAGAATCTGGTCCTGGCATCCTTGGTGGGCGATACGGGGGCGGACAACCCGGCGCTTTCTCTGCATTCGCTCCAACGGGCCATGATCGTGATGATGAAGCAGGTGGATACGACCGGCCAGCCCATCTCCATCGAAGCCATGACACTGGTGGTTCCGCCATCGCTCAAAACGGTCGCTCAGAACATTCTGAATACCGACTACGTCTTTATGGCCGATCAGGGCGGTACGGTACAGATTCCGGGTGGCTCCACCAATCCGATGCTGGCGCAGATGCTGCACGCCATGAACTGGGCCAAAAACATCGTGCGCTTGGCGGTCAATTACTACCTGCCGATTATTGACACCACCTATGGGAATACTGGCTGGTATCTGTTCGCCAATCCCGAATCGGGCCGCCCGGCCATGGAAATGGGCTTCTTGCGCGGACACAAGACGCCGGAGTTGTTCATGAAATTACCGAATGCGGTGGCGATCGGCGAAGGGCAGATGGGCCCCGGACCGGGCGTAATGCCGGGAACTGCAAATGCCAATCCGATGGAGGGAGATTTCGACACCGATTCGATCCACTACAAAATCAGAACCGTTAAAGGCGGCACTCTGATGGATCCGCTGATGGCGGTATATAGCCAGGGTACCGGCTCCGGTGCGCTACTGATGGGCACTCAGGCCGATCATCCGAATATTACTCCCGAGCGAGCGGCGGCAGAGCCGCATCAGGAAAACGAGGCCAAACACGGCAAGAAATAGTACGGATGCATGGGCTTTACCTACGACTGGCAGAATTACCCGCAGATCGCCGCCATCCGGCTGATGGTGGGCGATACGGACTCGGAGAATCGTATCTTCAACGACGACGAGATTACCGGTGTGTTAACGATGAACTCGAGCCAGAACATCATCGTAGGTCTGAGCGGTTACTGGCCGCCGCAGTTAAGCGGGCAGGTATTCAGCTATGGCCGGGCAGCCGCGATGCTGTTAAACGGCCTCAGTTCGACCAAGGCCAGAATTATCGTTACCAAAGTGCTGGATGTGAACGTGGCACCAGAGCAAGCTACTGCCGCACTGCAGAAACTCGGGCAAAGCTACATCGATCAGGAGAACTCTGCAGGATATTTTTCCGTTGCCGAAATGGGGCAGGATCCCTTCTGGATGCGGGAAAGACTGTGGAAACAATTGTACCGTCAGCAGTCATGAAACAGGGCATTGGCAATGATTTCGCGGCCGTAGTCCAGGCGGTCTATGATGCTGGTTTGATGCCGTCTACGTGCACCATCATGGAGCAGGCTGGCGGCATCGGCCCAACGGGTGCGCCGGATGGAGTCTATAGCCAAGTGCCTGGTTTGGTGAATATCCCCTGTATGAATGCTCCCGAATCGGTGGGGAATATCCTGGCAACGGAAGTCAAGACTATTTCCGAGATCATAAGTCTAAGCATCCGGCATGTGCTGCTGAACGGCTATTATTCGCAACTGGACGGCCAGAACTGGGGCACCATTAGCTGGCATGCCATCGTGGATGGAATTGAGTATGACCTGCTTGCCGCCGAGCGCGACTCCCAATTTAGCCAGACGCGGCTAAAGCTAAGGCTGGTGACGGTGTGAGTATCTCGGCCACAGCGACCTGGACACCGCGCGGCGATCTTGGGCGCTTCACTGATGTAGTGATTTCACCTGTTGTTATTGAAACCGTGCGACAGGCTGGCGAGATGATCCAGCAGGCGGCACGGCGGATCTGTCCTGTGGCCACCGGTGCTTTGCGGGACTCCATCATCGTTGAAGTCGAGCAACTTGAGAAAACGGCGCGCGCAACGATTGGGCCCACCATGCATTATGCCGGCTATGTGGAGTTTGGTACCGGCATCCGCGGTGCTTCTTCGCCGGGTGCTGGCTTAGGCCCGTATTCGCCAACGTGGCCTGGCATGCCGGCGCAGCCCTACATGCGCCCAGCGCTCGATGAGCAAAAGGAAAATATCAAGGATCTGTTTCGCGGCAACCTCTCTACGGCTATCCGGAGCCCGTATGCATGAGCACGCCACTCAAACAAAAGTTGCGTACCGCGGCTGCCGCCGATGCGAAGCTAGGACCGCTGTTGGGCCCGTCGCCTTTTCGCTGGTATTCGATTCAACTTTCACAAGGCAGCGCTTTCCCGGCAATGGTGGTACAGATCATCTCAACCATTCCCAAATACAGCTATACAGCACGGGCCCGGAACCCGGTAGAGAACCGCGTGCAATTCACCATCTGGGGAGGCCAGGGAGAATCCGGGTGCCAGGCGGCCTACGACGTCGAGAACGCGCTCAAGACGTTCTTGGATACCTTCAATGCCATCGGCATTCCCGGCCTGGTGCTCTATCCCAACAAAATCACGCTCGAGCGCGACGGCTTTTTTATCCAGACCGATACTGGGATTTTCCAGCGGTTGGTGGACGTGATGATCTGGGACAACCAAAACTTGTGAGGAGTTAAATTATGCCAGCCGGTGTATCCGCCATTGCCGATCACGTATCCGTTGCAGGAGTACTGCTATCGGTAGGATCGGCCACCGCTTCGCCGCCCACCTATACGCCCGTCTGCAATGTCAGTGATCTGACCGTGCCGATCGCCGCCACCGAAGTGCTGGTGACCAACGTATCCGACACCTGGGTGCGCCGCGTCCCGACACTGCTCGACATGGGCAAAGTAACCTTCGCCATCTTCTGGGTGATGGACGAGCCGAGCCATATGAACGCCGCGGGGCCGCCACAAGGCCTGCGGTATCTGCTAATGAATCGCATTCTGGCGGCCTGGCAGGTGACTTATCCGGAGGGATCGCCGCCTAAGATCGATCAATTTAACGGCTATGTAACCTCCTTTCAGATCACCGGCAAGGTGGGCGATGTGTTCAAGGCCACCTGCGGCATCGGCACCACCGGAACGCCGACCTTGTGCTAGGAGGCTGTATGAGCGAGCAGAACGGGAGCGAACCACGCCAGCATCCGCCCATCAAGTATCCGACTATCGAGGTTCCCGGCAAGGGCATGTTCGTGGTGAAGTTCGGGCCGGGTGCAGCCTTCGATCTAGACGATATGGGTGTAAACGTGGATGCCGTGCCGAAGATATTTCAGGAGTGGGCGCCGCATATCGATCCGGTGACCGGGCTCCAGGTCCCAGGCCGTGCCAATTACACATTGCTGTTCAAGATCCTTTCGGCCGCCTTACGCCACCAGATCGACATGAGTCCGCGGGATCTGGCTTATTGCTTCGAGGATATGGAGCAGTTGAGCGTGGTGGCCAAAGCCATTGTCGACTCCTGGATAAAAGCCTACCCGTCCGTCGAAATCAAGCTGCGGGAATCGGCGGCCCGCCAGCCGGCGGCCGGGAACCCCACGCCAGCGCCGATACAGTAAGACCCAACTGGCTGCGTCTGTGGGCGCATTGGACCTCGCCTGCGCCTATTGGTCTGGGACTTCAGTCTGCCTTGCTTTGGAGCCTATCCTGGCGAGAACTGGAAGCGCTCGAAGAGCAGCACGATGCCTATAAGCAGGCCGAGCTCGAGCGCTGGGCTATCGAACGCGCCCAGGTTGCCAATGCCTGGACTACGCGCAAGGACGGCCTGCCCTGGACGCCGGAGGATTTTCTACCGGAGCGGCCCCAGACCGGGCGCCGGAAAGAGGCGCGCGCCGCCGCACGCCTCCGCGCTCAACGTGACCAGGCCGAGGTCACGATGATGAATGCGCGGCTGGCGCGGATGCGGCCGGGCGACACCGAAGGCGTGCCGGAGTGGGCTTTGAGGCTTAATAAATGACTGCGTCTGAAGCCATCGGCAATATCAATGTAGACATTATCGGCGACTGGTCGGATTTGCAGACGGCCATCGACCAGGCGACCTCCGCATCTCAAGCCGGCGCCGAACAGATCTCTTCCGCCTTCACCTCGGCGGCCTCCGACGCCGGCAACCTGGGCAGCGCTGCCGAGGAAGCTTCTCCCAAGCTGGCCGATCTGGGCGCCTCCGAGCACGGCGCCGCCGAGAGCGCCGCAGAAGCCGCGGGCGGCTTAAAAGAAATGGCCGAGCAGTTGACGCTGTTAGGCGAATCGCTGGCCATCACCGAAGGCATTAAGGAATTCGGGGACGAAGCGCTCTCCACTTACGCCGAGGTGGAAAAAGTCTCCATCTCGCTCACCGCGTTAACCGGATCCGCGGACCTCGCCGAAGCCAGTATCGAGCGCATGAAAGAGCTGGCGATGTCCGACGCGCTCTCCTTCCCTAGCCTGCTCGCAGCCGACCAGAAGATGACCGCCTTCGGCTTCACGACCGAGCAAACGGAAGCCTCGCTCAAAGCCATCGCGGACGTCGCGGGAGCCACTGGCAAGGACTTTGAAAGCGTGGCCGATACCTTCGACCGCATGGTGCTCTCGGGCACCGCCAACGCGAGAATGCTGGCCGGCCTGGGCATCAACACCACCATCCTGGGCGAGGCTATGGGCGTCTCGGCGAATGAGGCCGCCAAGGTGTACAAAGCCCTGGACATGGAAGACCGCATCACCGCGCTGACCGAAGCCTTCTCCAAATTCGGCGGCGTAGCCCAGGCGCAGGCCCAGGGCTTGTCCGGCCAGTGGCAGAACTTCAAGACCCAGTTCGAACTGGTCGCCGAGGACGTCGGCAAGGCGCTCCTGCCGCTGGCCCAAACTTTCCTCGACACCTTCCAGCGCGACATCATCCCAGCCATCAAGAGCCTGATCGAGCAGTGGCAGCAATTGCCCGAGCCGGTGAAAGACGCGGCGCTCGCCTTCGGTGCCATCGCGATCGCCATTCCTCCCGTAACCGCGGCGATCTCGGGCGTAATGCTGAGCTTGAACGCGCTCCGGGGCATCCTGCCAGCGGTCACCGAGCTGATGTACGCCTTCGGCGCCTCCGAGACTGCGGCTAATGCGGCGGCCGGCCTGCTGGGGCCGCTGCTGATCGGCATCGGCGGCGCCTGGCTGGCCACTCAGAAGCAGCTCTCCGACCTCAACGAAAAGTACAAAGACTTCAACGCCACCCAGGAGGAAACCCGCCAGCAGGCCATCCGCGACATGGTGGCCCATGGCATGACCCTGGAGCAGTTCGGCCAGATGAGCATCTCCGCCGACCAGGTGAAAGCGGCCATGGGCGGCGTTAAGCAGTCGTTCGGCGAGGCCCAGCCTTTCATCACCTCAAGCGGCCTGGGGCTGCACCTGGTGGGGATGGAAGCCGCCACGGCCGGCGGAGCCCTGCGCCAGCACGCCGCCGATGCGGCCGCAGCCATCGACGCCGAGAAGAAACTGCACGACGCGCTGGTTCCCTCCATCGCGCAACTCAAAGAACTCGGCCTCCTCGGCGCTGAAGATCCCTTCAAGACGCTGGACGCCAGCGCGCAGAAGCTGTTCGACGACTTTCTGCGCGGCTTCGAGGGCATGGATACGGAGTGGAATGCCACTGCCGCGGGCATGAAGCCGGATAAGCTCCTAGCGGATTTTGAAAAGCTGCGGGCAGAAATGGTGCAGGGCAGCGCGCAAGGCACTCTGGGCTGGATTCAGGTCAATGATGCCATCCAGATGTTGGGCAAATATATCGAGAGTAACCTCTCGCCCATCGATGAGAAAGTTTCTGACCAGATCCAAAGAAACAACGACAAGATCATTGCCAGTGTCGATAAGGTCGCAGATCACATCAACGCTATTCCGCACATTATGGACGGCGTCATTCAGGCGATGACGCAGATCCAGACCGAGACGGATAAGACCCAGACCAAGTATCACGATCTGCGCGATGCAGTAGAGGAAATGGGCCGGCTGGGCTTGCTCAACGTCAATAACGTGACCAGAGCCATGAGCGATCTGATCAGCGCCGCCAAACAGGCTGGCGTCGATACTTCGACGCTGACTCAGACGCTGCTCGAGGCGGGCATCCCGGCCGAACAGTTGGATCTGATCCTGCAGCAACTGGCCAAAGACACCGACAAATTTGGCAGTGCTACCGAGAACACTAGGGCCAAAGGCCGGGACATGGCGCAAGAGATTAGCCGGACCATTGAGACTGACCTGTCCAGGGCGCTGAGCGATGTAATCTTTCAAACCGGCAAAATCAGTGATGCCTTCATCAAGATGGGCAAGGATGTGGTCGACATCATTCTGAACCACATCATCAAATTAGGGCTTGACCCGCTGCTATCGAAACTTGACGACGTGTTCTCAAAGATCGGCTTAGGCGGCGGTGGGGGAGGAGGTGGTGGTGGAGGTGTCAGTGTAGGCGGTGGAGGGGGCATGGGCGGCTTAGGCGCTATCGGCGGCGCGATGGGAATGGTGGGAGCGGTAGGGTCCGCCGTGGGCGCCGTCTCGGGCATCATCTCGAACTTCCAGATGGCGCATCAAACCGACATCCTGCGCTCCATCGAATTAAATACCCGCCTCACTGCCACCTTCATCGGCGGCCTGGGCGGTGGCGGCGTGCAGGACTGGCTCCAGGCCATCGCTGTCAATACCACGCCTCTGTTGTCTATCAATACCTGGATTCACGATTCCTGGGTGGAACTGCTGAGCGATGCCGGCTCGATCAAGGCTGCTCTGACCAAGGGTACCGGCAATATCACCATCAACATCAATGGCGCCGGTGATCCCCAAGCCGTGGCGCAGGCAGTCGCCAATTATCTGAAAAACACCTCGCCCTCCTTCTCGCCATGATCGGACTCGTTATCAGCGGCATTGACCGAACGAGCTATATCGATCTGGCGCAGGGCAAAGGCGGCCAGTCCAGCTACACCGCAGCGACCGCCCAACGCGGCAGTTGCAGCGTGGCCTTGCGTGTGCATCCCGGCGACACCTATGCACCTGCGGTTGGCAATCCGATCAGTCTTTACGATCAGACCGGCATCCGCGTTTTCGGCGGACTCATCACCGAAATCAAGAAGGAGAACGAGGGCAACACCCAGGAAGTCATCTATACCTGCACGGGCGCAAGCTTTGAACGCATGCTCGATAAGCGGCGCATCCAGCCGGCCTCATTTTTCAATCAGACCGCGGGCTATATCTTCACGGCTCTGTTCAATTCATTGCCGGGCGAAACCATTTTGCTGGGCACAATCGAGGCTGGGCCGACCATCGCTTCGAAAGTCTTCCGGCACGAACTCGTGACCAGCGCCTTCAATGATCTCGCTACTGAGGCCGGTTTCGTCTGGGGCGTCGATCCCAATACCGAGAAGATTTATTTCCATTCGCCAACTAGCGTTCCGGCGCCATTCACCATCACGGGCAATCCCGCGACCGGCGCGGGCATTCTCTACGACACTATCGAGTGGGACACGGCGCAGCAGGATTTCCGATCACGGCAGTTCATCACGGTCGATTTCTCGGCTGTCGCCGCCGATATCGAACTGGTCACCGGCGACGGGACGATCACTACCTTCACACTTTCGCAACTGGTTGACACGGTCACAGCGGTTTCGATCCTGGGCGGACCCGCCAACAGTATGGGCACGGCCGGCGGGGTGAGCTTCACGGCCGGAAAAACCATCACGGTTGGAACCATCACCTATACGCTTGAAGCAACGCTTGGCGTCACGGCGTATCAGGTGCTGATCGGCGCGGATGATACCGCCACCATGACCAATTTGGCAGAAGCCATCAATGGCGGGCCGAACATGGGAACGGACTTCACGCCCGGCACTCTGCCGAATCCTCAATGCACCGCCGTGGCCACGAACAATACGATCACGGTTACGGCTATCGTCAGCGGCACCACGGGTAATAGCATCCCTACCACCACCACATGCAGCTCAGGCATGTTCAGTTGGCCGAGTCCTACGCTTTCCAACGGTAGCGACGGGCCAACGCGCGCCGAATCCGATGCCACTGTCGGCACGCCGGCCAACGGCGATACCGTCACCATTGACAACGTCACCTACACCTACGTGACGGCGCTTGATAACACCCAGCCCTATCAGGTGAAGGTCGCCTCGGATGCTTCGAGTAACCTGTGCGCAGCCATTGCGGGCGCGCCGGGTGGCGGCGCAGGAGTAAATTTCTCGCTGCCGACCACGCCGCATCCGACCTGCGCGGCGTCTTATGTGAGTGCTTCTTCGTTCAAATGCATAGCGAAGATACCGGGCACCGCCGGCAATAGTATTGCCGTTTCCAAAGTCTCAGCGGCCTTCACGTGGAATAGCGCCACGCTCACGGGCGGGATTCCCGGCCCGACCATTCCACAGACCGTGAGTCTCGCCGGCTCGGGAGCCTCTACAGACTGGCAGTATACCGAAGGCAGCGCACAGATCACGGCCCCCGTGACGCTTGCTCCAGGGCAGATCGCCATGGTGACCTACTACCGGCTGGGCGTCGACATCATCGGCGTGCAGGACGACAATCTGATCAGCCAGCGCGCCTCTGTTGAAGGCTCGAGCGGCATCTATGAAGCGCTGATCGATGTCAGCAGCCAGACCGATCCCGTCGCCACCGATAAGCACGCAGCGGTTGCCAACGCCAATAGCATGCTCAAGAACTACGGCCTGCTTACCCAGACACTGACCTTTTCAAGCGACTCGGCGGGGTGGGCGCCAGGACAGGCAGTGACGGTGAACGTGCCTCCGCCCTTTGATACCACGCTCAATGGCACCTGGCTGATTGCACAGATTCAGGGATCATATATTCCCGGCATGCCGGGCTGGCGGGTCCAGGTCCAGGCCATTGCCATGTCGTTTTCGGGTCTGACGCGAAATGCTCCCACGGCGCTGGCGCGGCGTAACACCTGGCAGATGGTGTGGCAGAGGATGGCCACGGTCAACCCGCGGCGGCAGAAGCCGGCGGCGAGGGCGGCGGCCGTAACCCCTGCGAGTTCGGGCGCGGGCGGCGCACCCAGCGCGCTGGGCATGGTGACGTTCGGACTCGACGATGACACCGTAGGCACCAACAGCGTTGGCAAATACGGCAACGTTCAGTTCGCCGGGAAGCCCTTTATCGGGAGCATAAGCTGCGTGACGCCGCCGACGACTGCCAATGCACAGTTCGACGTGTTGTTCAGCCACGACAACGGCACGACCTGGACGAGTCTTTTTCTATCCAGCAATCCACTGGTGTACCCGACTACCGGGAAAGGCCTGGTGCAGTTCGCGGTCTTTGCCAACGTGACTCTGTCGGTGGGCGACATCCTGCGAGTGGATACTGTGCAATCGGGCGGGGCCAAGGGCATCACGGGCGTGATCCGGTGGCAATGATGAAATGAACCTCTGCTGGAACCCAACCAATCCGGAATGGCAAGCTCTTTCAGGGCAGAGGCCGTCGCCGCAGAATTGCTTCATCGGGCCAGTCGCCTACAACGGAAACCTCTACGTGCTGGTGCAGGCCAATGGAACCTTGGCTTCCAACGATCCGGCATGGGCGAAAGCCCGCTTCTGGAAATCCACTAATCACGGCGTCACTTGGTCGCCCCTATCGGTCGATCCGGTAACGCTTCCTGACGGCTATAGCCCCTGGAAGGGGCCGTATGTGATCTGGCCGTCTTCGCCTGCGTGCAATACCGCCGCTGATGTCAAAGCCACCTTCCTGCTTACGCCTCAAGGAGGAACCGGTCCAGCGTTTGACGACCAGTTAGTGGATTTTGATTTAGCGACCGAAACCTGGGGCGCACATTACGCCGGAGGAAATGCCGGCGGCTACAACACGTCGGTGAACAATGGATTCATAGGCCGGCTTTCGAGCGGGAAGGTGCGGAGCGTCTATGCCCGGCCTACAGATAGTTATCTGTGTTGGGCACTCGCCAATCCGGGCTCGACAGGTTGGGCTTCCACGGGGAACGTCATTTTCGCCACGCCTTCCGGTTACAATTCGCCGACCCCCATAACGGCCACGGTGGACTCGAGCGATACGATGCACATCATCGTTCCGCAGCAGATTTCGAGCACCATAGTGAATTACGTGCATGTTCGCATCGATGTCAATAACAACGTGAGCAGTTATACGTTGCCATCTTTTTCCTACAATCCCAGCAACCAGCCTTACCCGGCCGTGCTCTCGAATATTTTCGCTGCGCCGGATGGCTATCTCTACGTCCCGCAATACACTTTGAGTCCGTCCTATTCGAATCCGACCTCGGTCCGCATCGCCTGCTGGAAAAGCCCCATTGCGAGCCCCGCCTGGTCCCTGGACGTCATTCAAACTTACTCTGCGCCCGCCACTCTGTTTCCGTACCAGTTATATGCCGGCTCTTACGGCGGGAACGCGGCGATTCTCATCCAAATGATCGCTAATAAGACCGGGAGCGGCTGGTCGAACCAGGGTCAGAACCAGATGTGGGTCGTTCCGCGATCATCCGGCGCCTGGGGTGCGCCACAGGCTCTGGTGGATGTAGTAAGCACGACTACGCCGCCGCCGCTCTCGCCGAACGGACAAATCGACTTCTTCAACTTGAGCGATCTTAATGGGATCATTACTATGGGTATGGTTCCCGCCGTCGGCTTGCTCGTAAAGATGCAGACTTCGTCCACCAACAACACCGTCAACGGCGAAGTAGTTTACATTTGGGCGCAATGCAGGCTCCACCATAACTACATCGCTTCAGGCGACGCGATGCTGACTACGGGGCCCTATCTGGTTTGAATTTCTGGCTCCTTATCCCATGCCGACGGCCACCGGATCTGGCGGCACGACCAGAGGTTGATCGTCGATCAGCACGGCGCCGAACTCGCCGGGCTCAATCGGCATGCCCTTTTTTAGAG